ACAGGAACACCTTCCAGTTGCATTATTTTATTGAATTAGTATAGCACTTTCCCATGGGAACATCAAGGTTTCTTCCTAAAATATTCATCGGTTTCTGCAAAAGGAATTGACAAACCCGCCTGGATATGATAAGATGATTCACGGCTTTGGAGGCCGGCATTCGGAGAGATGTCCGAGCGGTTTAAGGAGCTGGTCTTGAAAACCAGTGACACAGCAATGTGCCGTGGGTTCGAATCCCACTCTCTCCGCCATTTTCTTTCCTTCATATCGGCTCAACCGACCTGCGGAAGTACCCAAGTGGCCGAAGGGGCTCCCCTGCTAAGGGAGTAGGCGTCTAAAAAGCGCGCGAGAGTTCAAATCTCTCCTTCCGCGCCAAAGTACCGATTTTAGCTGTTTTAAAGCTAAAATCGGTACTTTTTTATGCTTTTCGCCCCATTTTCTGCGTATTTTCAAAAAGCGAAAAATCACGTTATGACACGCTCTGTAACATAAAATCATTTCCCGTATGCTACATTGTATGCTACAAATTCAGTGCAATGCGAGGGGACTCCCCTATTTTTTGCTACATGGACTTTATTTTCCGAAGCATGGAATCATAGACTTTTCGGTTCACAAGCGATAATGTGTCCATAAGTTCATCAACGACCGCCCAAGCCTTTGCCGGGTCTTTCCCAGCTACCGCAAGTAAAAACTCACTGTCCCCGTACTCGCCCACGGTAGCCGGTTCTGCGGTCACAGGGGCGGGAGCGCCGGAGTAGGAACCCACATACCTACCGCCGTCGCCCCGTTCCTCTTCCTGCATCTTATCGCGTATCACATAAAGATCTGCCAGTTTGGCATAATTGGGATAGCTGGATTCCTCATATTCCAGCCGCGCTATCTCCTTGCGGATCTCGGCTTTATCCAGCATATCATATCCCCCTTATGCCCGCTCGATCTGCTCCATGCAGCGGCGGATCGCGTCACGGGTTTTATCGTCGTCCGCGTCGCGCATCATATCCTCCAGCTGCGCGCGCATATGCTCGCGGGCATCAGCGCGGGTATAGCGGCCCATTGCGTCACGGCGGCGGCCACGGTAAGAGCTGCCCCGGCCGTAAGTACCGCGCATATCCGCCTCCCACTCGCCATCGCGGGAATAGCCGCCGTCTTCAGCCATCTCGATCTTGTAGGTATTCTTGATGGAACTCGTCAGCTTCTGGATCGCGTCCAGATCGCCCGCAGACATTTCACGCTTGTCGGCGATTTCGTCAAGCTCTTTGCAGAGCATTTCACGCAGGTTTCTCAAATCGTACATATTGCATCCTCCTTTCACGATACGCGCTCGACGATCATATTGCTATTTGCGAAACTGATCGCCTGCGCGCTGGTGTTCTTCGCCGCTACAGTCAGGCAGCAGCCGCGCGGGACTTCCACGAATGTGGAAACGAAGATGTTGAAATAGTTCTCAACAGCCGCAGGGGTTACGGCCGCTGTGGCGCTGCTCAGAGGTTCGCCGTTGATTGCAAGCGCAGCGGTAATGGTGCCTACTGTTCCGCCTGTAGGGATAGCGATATTCGCGCCAAAGGATACGCGGAACTTTGCCTTGCATTGCTGCGTAAGCCCGCGCAGCGTAACGAGCCCGCTTCCTTCGCGATGTACGATGCACGGCTTTCCGCAAGCCGCCGTGGAGATCAGCGGGACGTTCTGCCCAGCGGCGACAGTTTGAATCCCGGATGATGTAAATTCAGCCATAAAATCATTCCTTTCATAAAAAATACAGCGGCGGGACGATTGCCCCGCCGCGTTGCTATCGAGTATCGGCAATGGGGGCCGACCATTTTCGTGAGGCCACGAAAAAGCTCTACGATATGGAGTTGTTACGCGCAGTTGCCGCAGCCGTAGTTGTAACCACTGTTGCAGCAGTACGGATTCGCTACAACATAGGCCGGGCTGGGACTCGGGCGAAGCGTGGAAACAAGGTAATTGTTCTGTGCCGCCTGCGATGCCGCCAGCTGGTATCCGAAAAGCTGCTGGTTCTGCTCGGCGATCTTCGCGTCCTTCGCCGCAAGCTCCTGCGCCGTCAGACGCTGGTCGATGCTGCGGAAGCCGCAGTTCATCGCGTCGATGATGTCGCGCGTGGTGTTCTGCACGGTGTTGCGGGTGTCGCACGCCTGCGTCGCCATGTCGTAGCGCACCTGGGCGATTGCAGCGCGGTTTTCGCAGCAGCACTCCTGTGCCTGCATCGCCATGTTGTTCAGCTGCTGCATAAGCGCGGCCTGCTGATTACAACGAGAAAGTTCGGCGTTCTGGAAACCGCTGTTGAGGGCCTGCGTGGTCGTAGCAAAGCCGCCGGTAATGGCATTGTTCAGGGCAAACGTGGAATCGCAAATGCCGTTTGCCATACTGTCGAGTTTACGCTCAACACTTGCGAAATCGGACGTCAGCACGTAACCGTCCATCACGCCGCCGCTGCCATTGCCGCCCCAGCCGTTGCCGTTGCGTCCCCAGCCGAACAAAAACAGCACAATGATCCAGATCCAGTTATCACCCCACATCCCCATACCGCCGCCGTAGTTATTGGCAGGCTGGACGGGCATAGTCGGCTGAATGCCGCCATCAGTAAGACTCATAAAATTCTCCTTTCGTAGATTTTGAAATTTATCTCAATCGTGGCCACGAATTAAGATTCGTTTTATCCGAGCAGCTGCCGGAATTGCACAGCCATTTGCTGCATTTGATTCAGCTGCTGCTGCGTGATTTTCCCGTTCTGTACCAGTTTTTCTACCTCTGCTTTCGGGTCGCCCTGAAACGTCTGCTGAAACTGCCGGAATTGCTGCACCATATTTTGAAACTGCCCCATCTGGCCGGGCATCTGTCCGCCGCCGAGCGCATTAAACAGTGGGTTCATTGTCCGCCTCCTTCATCTTTCGCGGTCTGACGCTTGGAGCGGCCAGCTTCGCCACAAGCTCGTCGAACTCCTTGCGCGTCACGTATTCCTCCATCATGCCTTTTCGCGCCGCCGTGGGCGTTATAACGGCCTGTGCGCGCTCTACAAGGTCGTAGGTCGTCATGGCCGGTTTCCCGCTCGCGTCGGCCTTTTTCACGTACACGACAGGCGCATTCATATCCCACAATGTAACGGCGTTGTTAGGCGCTACAATGAAGTCGTTCGCCGCCTGCTCGTTCGGAACCCAGATGATCGACTGGTTCTGCGGCTGCTGTGGCTGCGGCTGATAAGCTGGCATCTGCGGCGCGGGCTGATACTGCGGACGCATCTGCATCTGCGGCTCCTGCATCTGCGGCATGGGCGGCTGATTGTAAATCGGCTGCTGATACACATACGGCTGTTGTCCAAACATCATGTTTCCTCCTTTGCCCAATAAAACAGTGGAATTTCACTCCCAGAATCCCACGTGTCAAAATAAGTCCCATCCTCCACGCACACAACGTGGCTTGATAACGCCAGCACATACACGCCGCGCGGATGATCTGCGCAGAAATCCGCGACGGTATAGCAGTCCGGGCACGTGTTCGGTATCACGTTCCGCGTAAATCCCTGCTGCCGGAGGTAAGCGCTCCATACGCTGTTTGCGCTTGGCAGATCGCCCATGATCAGCCCTTGCAGGCACAGGCCGATATACACCTCGTCCCAGCTCTTCCCGGTCGCCTTTGCGATGGCCCGGACGGTGCAGTCCCCGACCTTCTGCCCGGCGGGGTTTGGATTGAAATAAGAAAAGCCCATACCGAACACTCCTTTGATGTATCCAGTATGGGCCTTTTTGCGGCTTCTTGTGCCTCAGTTGTGTATCAATTTGGTTCAGAATTTAAGCCCGTGGTTATTCCACGGGCTTAGTTTTTGTTATTGTTCGTTTACAGCCAGAATCTCCGCCGCCATCGCGGCCACATACGGCGGGCATCCCCGCCGCCCGCCGCACCAGTCCTGCACGGTGCGCAGCGGGATTCCAAAATACTGCGCAAATCCGGTCTGCGTCAGGCTGTACATCTTGATCAGCTCTGGAATCGTGCAGTGCGCGCCGTCCCAGATCCCGCCGAGCAGTGCCAGCCGCTCCGCCGGAACCTCGGCGTCTTCGGCGTCGCCCCAGACGCTGGACAGCGCCATATCGGAGACATAGGCGTCGCGGTCGGTGTATGCGCCGGTTTCGGCGTAGAGAGCAGCGCGGATTGCGGGTGTGAGTTTCATGGTGGTACCTCCTTATATTTTTTCAACCGTGAGCACGGCGCTGGACGTCAGTCGGCATAGCATACCTCCCACGCGCAGATGTTCGCCGCATCCAACGCGGCAGAAATCAGCGCTTCGGCGTCCACGCCCAGAACGCCGGAGATGGACCGCAGAACGCCCAAGACATCCTCCGAGGTGTCAACGGACGCACCGTCCATTGTGCCGTCTGAAAAATTCCAGCAGAAGCCATCAGCAGTCACGGAAAAATACACGCGGCTGCCAAAATCACCGCAGGACATATCGTCGACTTCAACGGTGACGAGCTGACCACCTATGTCGGCCACAATACCCCCAGCATACTGCCAGTAGCCACCACCATTATTTGCAGTGTCCGGGTTATAGTGGAGATTTGTCTGCGCTCCCCACGCGGAAACGATATTAAACATGTCTTCCATCCTCCAATTTTGTGCCGTATTTTGTTTTGCTTCATCTTCGGTGCTGGAACACCGAAGCGGATTCTCTGCTTCTAACGATCAGAAGCAGTACGCGCTGATGGGCTGACCGTCGATGCGGACGGTGGCGAGTGTATCGTCGCTGAAATCGGGATAGTCAGCGTCTTCAATGCTGTCTGCAAGTTCGTCCAGCGTGTAGCCAAAGTACACGCAGAATGCATCGCCCAGGCAGGCATCCATATCGCGGCAGAGGACCGCGGACTGTTCTTCCGTGTCACCAGCCTCGGTGGCAATGGCAGTGCAAGCAATGAGTTCGTAACGGTTGTTGATGATCTTGGTTTCCATGATGTACCTCTTTCCGGCTTATCGCCTTGCTTTATCTTATGGCCTTATTATACACGCAATGCGTGTAATTGTCAAGAGGAAAATGCGGAAATTTTTAAAAATAAGCGCCGATTTCTCGGCGCTTATCTCAGTTATACAGTTTGCTGGATGTCCGCTGCATCTCCCGCATGATCTCCGGCAGGCGGCGCTGGACCGTGGCGCGGCCCAGAAACAGCTCTGTTGCAACGTCTACCTGGGGAAGCTTATCCACAAAATAGAGCTGCGCGATCTTCTCATTTTCCCGGCCAAGATTGGCCTGATAGATCACGGCCTCCATATCCTTTCTGGTCAGCCTGCCCAGCTCTGGCGGCAGCTTGGCCCGCGCCTGCGGCGACATACGCCCCGCCTCCTTACTTTTCCTTGTGATTCAGCACAGCGATATTGCCCTTGTTGCTCACTTCGAGATCCAGCGCGGCGGCGAGATCCCGCACCTTTACGTAGTTCGTGCCGTTTTTCAGGATCCGCTCGACGGCGACTTCCTTGCCGTCCACGATGATTTTGCTCTTTTCTACCATCTCAGTTTCCTCCTCTGCATTTTTTCCATCTTCGAGGGCCATCACGGTATGGCCCGAGCTTACCAGTACGTCCCCGCGCAGGAGATTGGCGTCCGTCGTCAGATACTTGCTGCCGGTCAGCAGCTCGAAGTCTCCCGTCGCAGGCCAATCGTGCAGCATACAGTAGGTGGTGCAGCTGTTGCCCTGCTTTTTGTAGAGCGCGGCGACGGCCTCACAGCCTGCGGCCACGGCGCAGAGCGTCATGAGCGCGGAGCAATCCGTCTCCACTGGCTCTTCAATCTTGCTCACGTCCCATCGGACGGCCTTTGCGGCCTCGTACGCCGTGTTCCGGTCGCTCATATCGTAACCGATGTTCCGGTTTTTAATGGCCGCCTCGCACGTCTGCGCGGCCCGCGCAGCCTTTTTGCGGCTTTTGTAGCGCAGGACGCCGAGCCAGCGGCCATTGTACCAGTTGGAGATATTCAGCTCCCGCCCGGTCTGATTGCCGGGCTGCTGGTTGCGGCCGCCCGTCTCGCCGAGACTGGCCTGCCCGATCTTGATGCTCATTTCTGCGCATCCTCCTTTGTGGCGTTGTCGATCGCGTCCTGCGCTTTCTGGCTCTGTGTGCCAAAGTAAAACGCGATCACGACGGTATATACCATCATAAAGTCCTGCGAGATCTTCCCGGCGACTGCCATGTACGCAAATACCGCCGTCAGCACCAGTGTGACGATAGATTTGACGCTCAGCAGATTGCCGAGCCGCTTCTTGATGTTTTCCATATGTATGCTCCTTTCAGTCCTTTGTTTCGCTTTCGCTTCTCGTCGCAACCGCGTCAGAGATTGCGAGGTTCGCACGAAGCATTGTATCCTCCAACTTTGTCAGGGCGATACTTCTATTCCTTCCCGCCGGGAGCTGCATGATGAGCGCTTCCGCTTCTTCAAGCTTCCCCCGAATGCTTTCCGACAGGTGTTTATCCATCGGTTCAAAATTCACTCGCTTATACATATTGTGTACCCCTTTCGTTATTCTACCGGATCATTCTTTTTTGCAAAAACCCGCTTGAAGGCAAGCAGGCCAAGCTCTGTGATGGTTGCCCAGCCGGTAAAGCCGAGCACGTCGGACAGGTCGACCGACGCGCCGAGCTCCGGGCTGCGGATGACTGCAATTAGGACGGCGACGGTTTTCAGAGCGCAGGCCCAGACAATTACCGTCGTGATGAGCTGGAGCAAGTACACAACAATGGTTCGCGCCATTTCCCCCTTGCTCCACTTGCCTTTTACCCGCATATCTGCCTCCCAATTTATTGCGCACTGCTGTGCCCGCATTGCGCCTCCAGCTGGTGCAGGAATTTTTTCACGTCGCCGTTCCCGCCCATTTTTTTATACTTCTCTCCGGCGATCAGGCGCTCGGCCATTGGCATTTCCTCGCTCATGATCGTAAGGCGGAGGATTGCCAGATACTGCTCGTCCTGATGCTCCTGCATTTTTCCGAGCTTTTTGTCGATCTCGGCTAGATGCGCCTCCTGCGTTGTGGCCTTGCCGCGCTTTTTCTGAACCGCGCTGACGATGGCATTGACTACCGCCGTCAGCGCGGATGAGCCAAGCGCGGCGCAGGCGAGGGTGACGATGATGGTTTTGGTTTCCATTTTTCTGTACCTTTCTCTTTTATTTGCCGGGCTAATCGTCCGCCATTTTGATGTAGGTAGTGGTGTCGCTTGAATAGCTGATGCTTGGCAGCGTCGTGCCGCCGAGGACGGCGTAGAGGGCCGGGTATGCAGTCTGATCGAAGGTTGAGCCATCGCACGCGTGCCACGGGGCGGAGAGGACGCGGACGGTCGTAAGGATATCGCCGACGTGATAATTCGGCTCCGACAGCTTCCCGAATGCCTCATTTACCATCGGGTTCGCCGGTGCGTCGCCCGCTCGCCAGATCTTTGCAGCGCTCTGTGCCGTCAGCAGGTTTCCGGCCGTGAGCGGCGTCCCGGCCTCCAGCGGCTCGTCATCCGGGCGAAGCCATTCATACCGCAGAAGGCTTCCCGCCGCGTCATACACCCCATACCGGACAGCGCCGTTTGCAAGATCATTTGTGCCGATTCTATCCCGCATGGCTATTCCTCCAGCGCCTTGATGTAGGCATTGCTTCTTGTGTCCGTCCCGATGGTAGGGATTTCTTTTCCCGCCGCGCTATAATCGCAGTACGCCAGCCCATTTGATGATATGTATGCCGCTCCCCCGTCCGGCGATAGTGCAATACTGTCGACGCCGCTCCCCAGTACGTCTCCATATACCGGGCCGGATGCTGGAGCGCTGATCGCAATGATCTTTTCCGTTCGACCAGCACTTTCAGATTCGCTTGCGGTTTCCGAAAGCACTAAAAGCCCGTTTTCGTATTTGCCGTTCGTATAGTTGTCGAGCGAGTAACTATCGGTTTTGTAGGAAACTACCTTCCCGTTTTCCCATGTTGCACCGTAGTCCGCAGAATACCTGTATACCATATATCCGCTATACATCGTGGTTCCCGCACCAGAGAAAGCAGCGTTCACCAGTGCAAAAAAAGCAATTATATTTGCCCCACAATGGTAAGCTGACATCAAAGCGTGATAGGTGTACGTCGACGGCTGGTTGAAGGACGGAGTTAATTCTTTGATGTTTACGCTGCTGACTGCCTCCCACTTCGGGTTGATCAGGGTTTTTGCCTTTGAAGTCTCCAGTATGTCGCTGGTGCTACAGTTCAGCTTGTAAAAGCAGTCCTTTTCTTCGGCGTAAAATACAATTCCGCTGATAAAATCTGGGATGCTTACTATTTCCTTTGTTGTTTGGTTTACGTAGCTGGCACTTACTTGTCTTCCCGTGTAATTGTTATAGGCTCCGTATTCGCCTCTTACTACGTAGATATACAGAACGTTTGGCGTAATAAACATCTTCAGTCCAGAGCTTCCAGGCAGGCTGCCGCTTGCATATAGCGCAAACGGCGTATCAAGGCTACGCGTTGTGTACACTCCGTTTACCTCTGTGGAGTCTCCGGAAAAAACAGCGTAATAAGTGCCGTTTGCATACTGCACATCCGATACCAGCGAGAGTCCGGTCGGCATATCCGCCTGCTGCGTCCACGTCCCCAAATCGGGCGATGTCCAGAACTTTCTGTCGCACAGGCCGACCCATTCCCCATTCAGATACCACACAGCTACAGGCTGAATATTCGATGTCTTCAACGCCCACGGAAGCGGCGCGGCAGAGCTTCTGAGCACAGAAAACAATTTTGGATACTGCTCCTGCGATACAGTGCGCCCGTCGCACGGGAGCCATGCGTCGGAGAGGTCGGTGCGGGCGGTGATAGCGATGTCGCCGACTTTGGCCGTACCCTCCGAAAGCTTGCCGAGCGCGTCGTTCACGGTCGGGTCGTCCGGCTTCTTCGAGCCGGGCCAGATCTTCGCGGCGGTTGCATCGGATAGCAGATTTGCCTTGTTGAGTGGCGTACCCTCGACGGTAGGCGCGTCCTCGCGCTTGAGGTATTCGTAGTGATCGAGCGTGCCGTCGGCGTTATACACGCCGTAGCGGATCGCGCCGTTGGCTAAAACCTGTGTTGGCTGCCTATCTTTCATGTGAGTAATCCTCCTGTGGCGCACTCCGCCGCGCCGGTGTGGCGAAAAGATTTTGCAACGTTGACGATTAAGTCTTCGCAGAGCGCAAGAATGCGCTCGATATCGTTTGCATCGGTGTAGGTCAGGCGGCCCAGCTGCGGCGCGTCCGGCGTCCCGGCAGGATACGCAAGCGCGTCGCGGATGGATTGCACCTGCTTGCGGTATGCCTCGGCCTGTGATACCGTCATAATGTCCGTTACGGCCCAATCGGTTTTAGCCGTCCACGCGATGCTCTTGCCGCAGATCGAGCTGAGGCGCCCCGCCAGATAGTTCAGGGCGGTTCCCACGCGGTTCATGTCGCTTGCGTTATACGCGCCCTTCATCCCGGCCAGCCATTCCGCCCGCTCGTCGGAAGTCATGGCGGCAAAGCCCTTTGCGGCAAGCGCCTTGACGCGCTCCACGTCCGCCTGCGTCCGGTCGGTGACGAGGTTGTCAATGATGGTGCTCATGCGCCAACTCCTTTCGTTACGGCATAAATTCCGCCTCCGCTGAACGTCAGTTCCATACCGGTCTGCACAGCATTTTCGTTTTGTGCGAATGCGTCGGAGATTTTGATGGTGTCTCCGGTTTCGAGCGCTGGGTTGCCCCGGTTTTTCACGCTGTAGATCTTTCGGCGATTATACTGTGCAAGCAGCCACGCGGCCACACTCTGATAGTTTGCAGGCGCTACGCACGGGTTATTTACGCTCTTGATGTTTTTTCCGCTCCCGGCGGTGATTGTCGTATCGATATTCGCGTAGTCGCTCTTAATATGCAGCTCTACGCAGTCGACTGCCTCAGATATGGACACACCGTCATAGTTATAAAGCTCATCCGGCGTTATTTCTCCCAATACTGCGCCTGCTGAAAGCTCCGCGATGTGCAGGTTTCCGGATCGATCAAACCACACGGAACACATGGCCGCCTGCGCCAGCAGCCGGATCGCTTCCCGGCGCGTTGTTTTGCGTGGAACGGCCGGTACGACGGTTTTTGCTGCAGCCTCATCCCCGTAAATAACATTGATGTCGTATCCATCCAGAACCGACGAAACTGCGGCCTGAAGCTCACACGCGGTAGCGTTTCCATTCTCATATGTCGCACGTTCGAGTGTTGCTGCCATGTCATTTCCGATAAGCTGTGCCGTGACGCCGGAATCCCGCGCCGTTACGGACGTAAAAAAGAACTCGCCAACGTCTATGCTCTCTCCGTTTACAATGCATCTGGCAAGCAATTTCTGGCCATCCTGAACCACGGAGAAAACGCCGTCCGGGTTCAGAATGTTGTACCGATGATCCGCGTTGTCGAACGTAAAGGAAATCTGCCGGGACGGGAACGATTCGCAGGAAACGGATGCTTCCTCTATGATCTTCACGTCGGCCATTGTGTCGTTTTCGTAGGTTTCCGTCAGGCCAAAATCGATCTGCCGCAGCCGGGCGCGTGTCTTTGGCAGGAACGTCTTGTCAAATCGAATCGTCAGCTTTGTGTAATTTGCGGCAGTCATGCTGATGTTCTGCCGCGCCTGCGTGATCATCTTTGTTCCGGTTGTGACCGTCGATCCGTCGCTCGCATACGCGGTAATTGTGATCTGCGCCGGGTATTGGTTCATTTTTTCATCAAACAGCATCGCCCAACCAATCGTGGATACCGGCGCGGAGAATTCAAACGTAATTGTGCTTGCCATTTCGGCGCTCTCGTTTGATACTCCTCCGCTCCACCAGCCAATATGCTGCCCGTCAAAGCTATCGTTCGGAATATCGATTGTCCCATCCAGAACCCACCGGTTTAATTCAAGCCCAGCGAACTTCCCGGATATGGTTTCTCTGTCGCTGATCGTTTCGGCGGCGCTTGTGCCTGGTGCCGAATCCGATGCAGAGGCCGTACCGTTCTTCTTTGCCGACGGGTCGACAATGTAAAACCGGACAAGCATACCAACCTCACGCACCGGTGTAAACGGTGCGTAATTGCTCGATACCTTCTGCATCAATCCACCCCTTGCTGTGTCGCGGAGATCGTGACGCCGCACCACTGAGACACCCCGTCCTCGTCATAGATGATTGCCTTGTATTCCGGCTGTTCAAAAAGGAATTCTCTTGTTTTGTCGCCGTCTACATCCGGGAATGTCACGCTCAACACGTGTTTCGTGTTGATCATGCTGCGGAGCTTCCGCAAATCGGAAACGGATAGCCACCCGGTCGGGATTTTCAGCTCATTTTTTACGCCGATGATGTCCATGACGGTCTTTCCGGATGCCATTGTCGCGGTTGCGCCAATATCCTTTGGCTGAATCGTGAACACGAGATCACGCAGAAGGGTGACTGTGTTTGTGCCGTCCGTGATTTTAATTCTACGCAAGTGACACACCCCTTTGCAGAATTTCGCCTCGCAGCGGGTCAAACAGTACCCGCGCCAGCGTTTGGCCGTCAACGACAAGATTCACCTGTGTCAGCGGGTTCGGCTGATTATTGGCAAGCAGGCCGTTCACGACGCCGACAGAGGACTTTGCCGCACCGGACACAGAAAAGGACGTTGTGCCGAAAGTCATTTGATCCTCGATATCCTTCCGAACGTCAGTCATTTCGCGGTCAAAGCCCTGCCCAAGTCCTTCTGCCATGTAGCCGCCGATTCCGGCGAAGACTTTAGACGGGGACGCAATACCGAGGATGCTCTTGACGCCGCTCACAAGGCCATTGACCATATCGCTTACCGTCCGCTTTAGGCTCTCCCACATATGCAGGAATCCGTTTTTGATACCGTCAACGATATTCGTTCCGATGCTGCCCCAATCGTAGCCGAGGAACGTATCTACAATCGATTGGATCAGCGTTGGAATTGCCAGAATCAACTCGGGGATTGCGCTAATAAGGCCCTCAATAAGCGCCATAATGATTTGCGGGCCGGACATGATGATTTGCGGAAGATTGTTAAGAATCCCCTGTACAATCCCGATAATAAGCTTTGGCGCAGCCGCAGTAAGCTGCGGAATGGATTTAATCAGGCCATCAATCAGCGATTTAACAAGTTTTGCGCCGGATTCGATGATTTTGGGGAAGTTTTCAGTAAGCGCGGTGATGAGATTTGTGATAATCTTGGGAGCCACCTCAAGCAGCCTCGGGACGGCATCAATGATCCCGTCCGCCAGAGCGAGGATGATCTCAAGCGCCGCATCTACCAAATTCCCGAGATTTCCAGGGTCGGTCAGCGTTTCAGCGATTTTGATGATTGCTTCTGTTGCCGCCGGGATCAATTCCGGAAGCGTCTCCGTAATGCCTTGTACCAGAGAGATAATAACATCTATACCTGTTTGAATGATTTCCGGCAGAAGCTCGACTATGGCCGGAACGAGAATCCCAATTGCCGTCGGCGCGATATCGCCCAGAACGGTAAGGATCTCCGGGAGCGCGGACATAAGCCCAGTAACCAGATTTGATGCGCCCTCAATAAGCGAGGGAAGGGTGGATCCGAGTATGCCCGGAAGCTGCGTGCTTACGGTTACCATCAGCGTAGTAATCGCCTCCACAATGCGCGGCAAAAGCTCCTGAATGCGCGGGATCAGGTTATTGCCCGCAACGACAATGGAATCCGTGAAGTTGCCCACGAGAGTTCCGAGATTCTGATCCGGGTCGGCGAGGCCGGTCACGAGGTTCTTCCATGCGGCTTTTACCATACCGAACGAGCCTTGAATTGTGGACGCGGCTTCTTTTGCGGTCGTGCCGGTGATGCCCATTTCGGTCTGCACGACATGGATTGCATCTACGATATCCGCATAGCTGGAAATATCGTATTTGATACCGGAAATTTTCTCCGCATCTTCAAGGAGGCGCTGCATTTCGGCCTGCGTGCCGCCGTAGCCGAGCTTGAGGTTATCAAGCATCGTATAGTTTGCTTTTGCGAAGCCCTGATATGCATTTTGGATTAAAGTCATGTCCGATCCCATTTTGTTGGCATTATCGGACATATCAGTCAGCGCCAAATTTGCTTTTTCTGCCGCTGCACTGGTATCCCCATCGAGAGACTGCAGCAGGGATGCAGAAAAGCTTGTCACCGTCTCCATGTACTCATTCGCAGACAGCCCAGCGGTTTTGTACGCGTTGTTTGCGTACTCCATGACTTTATCTTGGCTATCCTTAAAAAGCGTCTCCACGCCGCCGACGAGCTGCTCATAGTCTGCGTATGCCTGGACCGCCTTTGTGCCGATTGTGCCGATTGCCGTCGCCGCTGCCGTCACGCCGACTACCGCAGCCTTGCCGACAGTAGCAAGGCCGTTTTTAATCTTCTCGCCGAGGCCGAATGTTTTCTTCCCGGTTTCGTCGATGCCCTTGTCTGCCTCGGACGTATCGGCGCCGATTTTTACAAAAAGTTCAAACAGATTCATCTTTGGATTTTTTCACCTTCAATCCGCACCGGCGTACAACGTCGGCTGTGATCTCCTCGCAGGTTCGGTTGTCCTGCGGCTTCGGGCTGATGATGTCGGTATACTTTGCCTGCACAAAGCTTCCGCCCGCGAATTTCGCTGTGTTTTCCGTGATCGTGCGCATACACTCCGCCGCATAAATGCGAAAGGCTGATTCCTCGTTCTGCCGCTTTATTAAAATCGGCAAAAGGCGAATCAGCCCTCCGGCGCTTATTTTTGGAGCTTCCAGAAGCGCAAGCGTTACGCTTTCGCCTCCGACGCGCACGATTTGAAAAAATCAGTGAGATCTTTGTCCTCTGCCAGTTCCCGGATCTGCCGCATTGTAACGAGAACGTTCTGCTCCAGGATCGCGTCAACTGTCACGCTGTTTACCACAGCCAGAATGCTGAACGCGTCTTCTCTATGCTTTTTCAGGATCAGCGGGATCCACTGGCCGATGCGCTGCACGCCGATTGCGTACCTCTCGCCGACTGTCTGCGGCTTTTCGTCGTCTGTCAGCTTTTTCAGGCTTCCCCTGAGTTCTTCGTCTGACACGATGTTCAGCGCGTATACGCTGATTTCGCAGAGGACATCTGCCGCCTTATCGGTGCTGAATTCCGAAAGTTTCATATCGGCCTCCTATCAGGTTTCTGCCGTACCGGCCTTGATGTACAGTTCATACGGCACGACATCCTGCTTTGAGATCGAATAATGCGCGGTGTATTCAAACGCCATCTGTCCCTTGCCCTTGTCGGCGGTTTTCAGCTGGAATCCGCCGGTAGAAAGCGCATTCATCATGCGGATCGCGATAAACCCGCCGTTATTCGCGCCGTTCTTGTCGGAGTAGTCCCCAACAATCCAAATGTCAGAAAAATCAGCACTGGACAGGTCTCGGCGCGGGACGACCTTGGTTGTGTCCGTGCCGTCGATGTCCGCCGCCGCCATCAGAGATTTTGCAGACGTGGTGGTTACCGTTACAAAAGTACCGGAGCACTTCACTTCTACATCATCCTGCCGCTTCAGCTCCATGGTGTTCTTTGGGCAGTTGTCTACGTCTTCGCCGAAGTCGGTATATGTGGGCGTCGCCGTGAGTGTAATGCCTCCGGTGGTAGCGCCCAGCTGATTTTCTGGTTCAAACGCACCGGTCGCCGGTGTGAAATCGCTCAGAATTACACCGGCGTTGATTTGCAGCTGCTTGAAGGTATCAGCAGGTATTTTTGTGAATTTTGCCATGAAATCAGTCCTTTCAGTTTGCGGTGATGTACTCGACTGTAATGTTCAAGTACCGCCGCTTGATATTTGCATCAGAATCGTCCCGGACGTTCTGGCACCACGGAGATCCGCGCTTGATCCAGATTGCGCCGTCGTCACACGGCACAAACACGCCGCCCAAGCCGATAGCGTCCGAGATTTCCTGCGCTTTCGCGTTCGGTTCTGCTTCCTGCGTGGTGTAGTACCACAGATTTACTGTCAGGCCGATTTCTCCGCTGTCCCACGCGCCTGTGATCAGTTCATAGGTCAGCCACGGGAAAACGGCGTCGTCCGGCACGCTCGAAGTCGGATACGCCGTCAGGAACTGTGAAAACCACGCGTGCAATGCTTTGTCTTTTGTCATGTCGGCAGTGCTTTCTTTTCAGCAGTGAAGTATTTCAGGGCGAAGCTTGCGGACTTCGGCGTCTGTTTGTCCTTCGGCTCGGACGTGACGCGGTACGTCTCGCCGGTCGTCTTGTCGCGGAAGAAGTCGTTATAATCGATTGGTACGGCCTTTTGCACAAGCACCGAGTAAACGCTTGTCACGCCCTCTTTCTCCGCTCTGCGCGCCTCCATGGACGTGTCAAGCGCCTGATAGTTCATAAACTCCGCGCCATCCGTCCATGTGGTGATATATCCGCCCGCTCCATCCGGTGTGCGGCTTTTTTCGAGCAGCACGCACGGGCGGGCAAAATCATCAAGTAAGCTCATATCAGATCTTCCTCCACTGGTTCATGCGCGATTTGAACGTCGTCTGCCATGTCACGGCCCCGCTCGCGGACGTGCTTCCGCTTGATCCCTTCGAGTAGCTATACCCGCCGAAGCTTTCCGAGGTAAACGGGCTTGCTGCCGCATCCCCGTTTTTCTCCTGCCATGCTCTGATCTCAGCTTCGAGGGAGAGGACAGCGGAGGGGACGGCCATCGGCCAGATGGAGCCGTTGAAAGTCTCATCCGCCATCCCGTAATCCGGGTACTGGTGAACGCCGTCATTGAAGACAGAACCGACGATCCGGAAGAATTGCCCTTCTTGCAGGAACGGCAGCGCAATGCTGCCGTTTTCTACTGTGTACGTTCCGCTGATCCGGTCCGTTTCAAACCAGTTCCGCAGAACTCCGCACAATTCGGTCAGCATTGCGCCGCCTCCTTCCTTACTTCGCCGTTACCGTTGCGTTGCCAGCCTTCTGCGCTTTGTAAGTCGCGTCAGCCTCAACGACTGTGATCTTCTTGCCCGTCGCTGCCGTGACATCGGACTTGCCGTCCCACGTCGGCCACGTTCTGACGTTCTGGCCGTAGGTGATAGTCTCAGCCGAATCGCCTACCTTGTACTTGTAGACGTTGCCGCTTGCTTCCTTCGCGGGCGTTACCATGATCTTCGTGTTGCCGGTTGCGGTTCCGGCTGCCGAAGTAACGGTCAGCGTGCCGAGCGACGGGGTCTCGTCAATGTCAGCAACGGCAATGCCGTCCTGATACTCCGCGAACAGGGTCATGCCCATGATTGCAAAGGACTCGGATACCGCAGTGGAGTAGTTGCCCTGCACGTGGAAACCGACAAGGTTGGTTTCTCCGTCGGTTCTGTAGTCGAGGCCAGCACGGGCGAAATCGCTGTCAGCCGGGTCGATATAATACAGAACGATGTTTTCAACCGGCGTCGCGATCACGCGGCCGCGCTTGATCTCATCGTCGGACAGCAGGAAAACCGTGCTGTAGCCCATGAAATTCTTGATGTACTGGAATCCGAACTCGGTCTGAATGGTGATGTCTGCGCCACCGAGGTAATCGTACAGGTCCATCACGTTCACGAAGCCGACAACGTTGGTCGCGGTGCGGTGCATCTGCTTGAACTTGTTGATAACAGCGCCTTTCGCCATCGCAAGCGCACGCTGCCAGTTGGTTTCGCTGACGGTCAGCAGGCCGGTATTCAGATAATCGTAGAACCGGTTCGTGACGTTGGTCTGAAGCTCATACAGGAAAGCTTCATCGGTCATCGCGACTGCGACATCATAGCCGTATTCCTTGATCGCCTCGATGGAAACCGCCTTCGCGTACTTTTCGACGTTGATGTTCGCATAGTCCTTCTCGATGACAGTCGCTTTGGAGTAGGGGATTTCTTCGCCCTCACCGACGCTCTGCGCGAGCGTCACGCTTGCGGTCTTGGATTTCAGGACGGTGCCCGGCTGCTTTTTGATGGGGCGCATAATGCCGAGAATGTCGCGCAGGTGCTGCCAGTTCCGCGCAAAGCGGGTTACAAAATCGATTTCACGAGCGGTTACCTGAACGTCGCTCGTCATGGTCAGGTTGTTTTTTGCTGCCATATTATTCTTCCTTTCCGAACAAATTGAGATTTGCGGCAATTGCTGCCTGCCGTTCAGACGCATCCCTGATTTTGAAGATGTCGTCCCGGCTCATAGCGCCGCCGTTGTTTGCGGGCGGATCTTTGGTGTCCGCGCCCTTCTGCTTGGTGGTAACAACGAAGTCCGCCCACTCTTCCTTGATGGACTTGCGCAGCTCGTCGGCGTTCTTGATCTTGCCGTCTTCCAGCTCAACGCTGGTCAGATCGGTGACCTTCAAAACCGCGTCAATGCGCTTTTCGCTGATACCCGCAGACTTCAAAAGTTCCCTGTACGCTGCTTCTTTTGCGGACTTGGTTTCCTTCTGCAGCTGCTCTCGCTTGTAGTCGTCAAATTCCTTTTTGACTTTATCGTGCTTATCCTTCCAGCCGTCGTCTCCCTTGGCTTTCAGGGTTTCAAGCTCCGCCTGTACTCCGGGGAGCTTTTCGGCATCCGCCTTATACCGTGCAATGTCGCTTTTCAGCCCATCTACGGTATCGGTGTGTGCCTCTATGATCGTATCCATCTGCTCTTCAGTCAGCCCCATTCCCTTCAGAAGCTTTCTTGTAAGCGCCATGTCCGTGCTCCTTTCCTTTGGCCGCAATTCTTCGCGGGCGAACGTATGATTTTACGCTCTTATTTTAGCGTAAGAAAAGCGGCGCTTTCCCCCAACTGGGGGATTGCGCCGCTTTTTATCCGTTTTTCAGTTCGTTTTCGATGATTTTCCGGTATTGCGCCGCATGGTCCGCTGCTGCGGGCTTCAAGTACGGCTGCGCCTTGTTGCCGTGCGTCCAGTGCCAGTTGCCCTTTGCGTCCTGATACGCCCACGGCGTAGGTCTCCCGCCCGGATAATACTTTCCGGTTCCGAGTTCGACGTATGCGGCATATTCCATATCACTTCCGATGTATGCAGCCGGTTCCCCTTCATCTACGCGGTGCGTGATACTGTTCCTCAGATTGCCGGTGTCCACCGGGCACAGCCGCTTCGCGTACTTTTCAGCCGTCATGCCGATCTTTTCGAGGGCGCGAATCAGCGCGTCGTGCATAGCAGACTTCACTTCTTTGGAGTTGTCGGTGAATTTAATATCCATCTACAAAACCTCATCCGTATTGTTTTTGTAGGTGTAACTCATTTCTTTTTCCGAATGTCACCCTTTGACCACTCAAACTTCTTTCTGTTTTTGGCACCCAAAAGTTTCTTGACATCTTCTTTTGTCAGATTATTGGTTTTCATATTCTGTATTCCTCCGTTTCGTCATACAATCCGTTTCTCTTCTGCCAAGCAATAACATCTTCTCTCGATGCAAACTCAATATCTTTCTTTTCAATACCAGTCCATTTCATTTTCACAACAATGTCATCACCAACATCCGAAACATCGGTAATTTCAAAAACAGATCCTCTTTGAAGCAGGAACTCCCATTCTTTATCGGCTGAGCCACTTAGCGGATTTATCCACGCACCTCTACCAGTTCCGGGCGGTACATCAATTTCCATAAAAACATTGCCACTTGCAACCTTTTTTTTCAAAACTGTCGTGGAAACAAATCCGTCATCCACAAACTTTGATCCAACTTGCGTTGAAAGGTTCTCAAAAACATCTTTCTCACAAGTTCGATATACCTTAATGCCCTTTTTAAGTTCAAACCTCGATATAGAATCATCGATATGGTCAACCATTTCACGGATTCCAATACTTGAAACATCGTCCCAAGCCTTTACCATCTTTTCTGTCATATGACCGCGGAGCAATCCGTTGATGCCGGAATATCCATCGCCAGAATATTCGCCAATAGAGGTTGTTTCTTCACCGCTCAATCCATCACACCAAGAGCCAAAGGAACTTTTTCTATACTCTTCCAAAAGCCTGTCATATTCTTCTCTGTTTTCTCTTCGCAAACTTCTTGGAGGTCTTTCTCCAAAGAACTGGCTTGCTTGTTCTCCATCAGCAAATGTAGAATATGTTTCCGCTTGCTGAGCCATAGCCTTTTGCACTTGTGCCTTTTCCTTCCATCCAGCCCATTCCGCATAGCTCATGTTCTCAATCAGCTCATTCCGTCCGGTCGCCTGGTTCCTGGCGCGGCGCTTGCCTCCGTAGGTGTCGATTTCTTCAATCTCGGATACCAGCGTGCAGCGGCAGTTATAGATTTCGGACGGTGGGCCGTTTGGGTCGCCTGGGTAGCGGCAGCCGTTGGAGAACTTTTTGTCGTTGTCCACGATCTCGCCGTCGAGCATGGCGTGGGAGTGGCGGGTTCTCCCGTCGAGCGTCGCCATCCATTGTTTTCTGCACTTGATTCCCATTTTCTCAGCGGCATAATAGGAATCCAGCCGTCCGGCGTTCTGTGCGCCCGTGACTGCCGTTCGAGCTGTCCGGATAGCGGAATCGCGGTTCATGGTGGTGATACGACTTTGCAGATCATCTGCCATGCCCTTGATGCTTCTGCCCTGTAAGATGGAGCTGGTGACACTGGCGGTTATCTGCTTTTTCCCGTATGCAAGATCTATCCCGCGATTGAGCGCCCGCTTTTCCGGATAGTACGGCATAAGCTCCGGCTGCTCTGAGATCAGGCGCTTCACGGTCTGTTCGTCCCAGATATCGAAGCCAACGTCACCGGTGACCTGCTCAATGGTGTACGCCGCGAAATTCCGGTTCAAACTGTAAATGCTCGGCGTTGCATCGTTGACATACGCAACAGCAGCAACGTTTGCATTTGTCATGCGCTCGGCGACCTTATCCCGTAGCGCCTCAAAGCGCTTTCCACGCCCGATCTGCGCAAGCCGCCATTGCTTGTATTGTTCCTCTGTGATATCGCCAGCGTCCAGCCGCTCCTTTTCCACCGCGTCGCGCGCTGCAAATTTACCGAAGTAATCCCTGATCGTATCCGTCAGATCGTTATACGCTTCCCTGTATATCGCAGCAATTCGCTTTTCAAGCTTTGCGAGCTCTGCGTCTGTCATTTTCTGCCCGGCGGTGTTGCTTGTGCTCATACACTTCTATCCGCCTCGCCGAGCGCGGCGCAGACGAGGGTGACGATGATGGTTTTTGTATCCATGATCTCTCTCTCCTTTCCGCGTTATCAGATCGGCCCGCAGCATACGCAAGTATTCATCAGCTGATCTCCTCATTGATCGTCGCCACAACGGCCGATGCATCCGTGCAGATCGGCGACAAACGGATGTACTGCTCAGCACGTGATGTTACCGTGACGATATCTCCGCTGCTGGTAAAATTGAGCTCACCCCACGTATACCCGTTGTGCATGTAGCTCGCGGACATAAACGTTGCCGTTGCACTGTACCTCACTGCCACACTTGTTCCATCGTTTGCGGCGGGGAGGCTTACACCCTTGATGCGGAGCGTATCACCCGCGTGCAGATGAATCAGGCTTGCCGCATCCATGTTCGCGCCGATAGCCGCATGTCCCGTCTGCGCTTTATTGGAACCGCTCGCTGCACTCAAGCGCGTATCCGCAGAGATGCCGACGGTATCAATGATATTCGTGATCGTCGCCGCGCAGGTAATCACAATGTTTCCCGTTACCTTGGCAATAGTTATCGTGCTGCCGGAAACCGCAGACGCGGAAATGTCCGTACCGCCCATCGTGACAGTGATCGCGCCGAGCTTCTTATACGTGCCGGTCGGGGCGAGTGTCGTGGTGTAGGCCGCGCCCTCGGCAATACTGTCCGCTGTATTGGAAGATGCACAGTTGGTGAGATTCCGCGTGATGGTATAAGTCACTGACGGTGCAGAAGCAGCCGCAGTGATCGTAATTGCCCCTGTTACCTTGGCGATGTTGATTGCACCGCTGCCTGCCGAATAAGCCGTGGACGTAATGTCTACGCCACCCATTTTTATCACAACGGAGGTCAGCGTCTTTCCGCTTTCCGCCGTGATGGTCGCGGTGTACGCCTCGCCGTAATCCACCTGAGATGCGGCGTTGCTAATCGTACAGCCTGTGAGATTTTTGGTGATCGTCTGATACCAGTGAAGCGTTTCGGGCGTTCCGTTGATCATAGCCGCGCGGTAAGCGTTGATGTCGGCCATTGTCATTCCGCACGTTCCCACGGCAAAATGTACGCATTTGTCACGGAACGTTTCGCCGGAAACGGCCTTAATGGCATTGATAAGTCCAATCCACTCTGGTTCATTTCTCCGCCGCGCGAGTGCATCCGTTCCCGAACCGGAATAAAATGTAGTAAGCTCATAGTCCTTATCGATATCGCTCTGGCTCATGCCGAGTATCCCTTCCAGCACACAAGCCAACGTGCCGGTTCTGTCCGCGCCTGCGGTGCAATGAAAATATACCGGCTCCCGGTGCGTTACAGCATCGATCACGCAGCGAAGATAGAGCTGCCACGTTGCAACCGGCGCCAACGCGTAGGATGCTGCCTTATCGGCAATCGTAAACCACACATCGCTGCCAAGCGGGGATTCTGTTGCAACGTCACCGTCGGACGGATCGCGGCCCTCTTTGCCTCTGAGATCGATTTCATGTTGTACGCCGAGCTGGCCGACCAGTACCGCACGATCTGCGGCGGCGATACGCCCGCCTCGAATCAGCAGCCCGTATTTTATAGTGCCGCCATCGCAGGCCCAGCCTCCCAGATCGCGCACATTCCACGCTTCTGCAGAGTTGTTGCGCGTCTTGATCCACCGCAGCGCATCCAGCGGTTTCAGCGTTCCCGCAGCATTGTTCCCGGCAAAAGGCGTCAGCACATTAGGCACTTCATTGTAGTGCATCGCCCCGCCCGCCTCCTGTCCGATGGGCTTGTAGTTGCTCACCACCGCTTCGGCGGGTGCATAATTTGCAATCCGGGAAACGCTGTAGTCATTGGGATCATAAGTAACGTTTGTGAGGTAATTCCGCACCGCCTGGGGGCATTGGTTCCATTCCAGTGTTTTCACAGCATCAGTCTTGATTGCCTGAATGGCCGACACAAACCCGTCAGGATATATCAGTTGCGCGGATGTGCCTCCCTTGGCTCTGATCGCGTTCGCGACCGCCGTCAGGTCAGCCGTGTTTGTCAGATATTCCGCCATCAGAAGCTCCCTCCATTCGCATTGTCAATCGCCGCAGCCGCCCACGCACCGCTTACCACGCGCAGGAATTTGCCGTTGTCGGCAGATGTTACGGCAACAGGAGCCATATAGTCTGTACCAGATTCAGCATGTGCAAGATATCCGTTACTACCCTTGATAAGTCCGGAGAAATCGGTGGAAAGATTAGTACCTATATTTGATTTTCCCCAGCCACGTAACGCCCCTTGATAAGCCATCACTTGGCCTAGTGTCGCGCTTGCAGGCGCCTTTAGTGCACTTTCCGGAAGCCGTGTACTCCATACAGGATCTTTATCTAATGCTGGGTGTCGCATCTCAATGGAGCGTATTCTGATGCCAGCTCTCGCAACAGTAAAGGTTGCGTTCGTAATGTTGTTTGATTCAGCAGCATTTATAAAGATTTCCGCCAGCGGGTAATATATCCCGTCATATTGCGCATAACACTGCTTCTGTTCCAGAATCGCGTTGCGAACCTCATCATATGTTTTGCTCGGTGTAAGCGTAATCGGACTGCTTTCATTGTCTGTTTCGTCTGCCGTGCAATCGATGATAAAAACATCTGCATTTCCAAAGTTGGCAGGCTTCCACGCCGTTGGCTTTCCGTCAGCGTCTACCGACATTACGACGGCGGCCTGTCCGACGGCTGCGCCGGTCAGTCCGAGGGACGGTGCTGCATAATCCGTGCCCGCTTCCGCTGCTGTGATGCCGCCCGCGCCGTCGCCCTTCAGCATGCCGCTTGCCGTGATCTTGTTCTGCTTCCCGCTCAGATCGACCATCGCAGCCGCGTCTTCCGCAATCTCCTGCTTATCGGCCTGCGTAAAATAGTCCGTCCCCTTGACCGGCGTTTTTCCCGCTGGTCCCTGCGGCCCCTGCGGGCCAGTCGAGCCGGTTGGGCCTTGCGGGCCGGTTTCACCCTGCGGCCCAGTTGGGCCGGTTTCGCCCTGCGGGCCTTTGATGTTGACGGGTGCGGGGTTGGCCTTGCCGCCGTCGTTCGTCCAGCTCAGATCGCCCGCAGCGGAGACCGACGGCGTGAATGTCGTGCCGTCTGCGCCGTCGGCTCCGTCCTTGCCGGGGCTTCCGTCTTTGCCGGGGCTTCCGTCCTTGCCGGGGCTTCCGTCTTTGCCGGGGCTTCCGTCTTTGCCGGGAGCGCCGTCCGGGCCTGCGGGGCCGGTCGGGCCTTGCGGGCCGGTGTTGCCTTGAGGGCCTTGTGGGCCTGTCTCGCCTTGAGGCCCCCGCTCACCGGGTTTGCCCTGCGGGCCGGTCGCGCCGGTGTCGCCCTTTTCGCCCTTCTCGCCTTTGAGGTCAGCGAGGGCGATCAGGTTTTCCCACGTCGCGCCGCCATCGTTGCTATACTGGATATAGCCGTCTGCGGTGCGCAGATCGATGGAGCCCGCGCTGCCGCTGCCGGTTTTCGCCGCTTCGTTGATCGCGGCTACCAGATTGTTTTTGGCTGTGGTGGTCAGATCGGCGAGATTTCCAATCATGGATTCGAGCTTCCGCAGCGTCAGCTGATCCGTAGGCGTAAAAACGTATTCTGCAGGCCGCTTCCGGGGCTTTACTGTGAAAGCACGCTCGACCTTTGTATATCCGTCCGATTCCTCGCCGATGTATGCGTACACCGTAAGCGGCAAGGCGGCCTGAAGCAGCTCGTCCGGGATCTTGGCTGCACCGTCTTCGACGTCAACGTCAATTGTCCTTCCGTAGCCGCTGCTGTGATTCTGAAAATGCGCTTGTTTTACCTTCTCGTCGTCAAACACGACTTTTCTGCCGGTGTCCCACTGCCAAAGCTCATTTCTTCCGTCAGCAAGTTTAATTGTCATTCTCGCCGCCTCCCGTATCGCTTGTATCTATCGCCGCGTACCGGCTGACTTCCTCCGCGCTTTTCCTCCTCATGATTTCCGTGGCTTCCTCCTGCGTAAGCCACGGCAGCTTGCTCAGAATCGTTTCGTCGTCAAGGTAGCTCGCGGCAAGCAGCACCATCTGCGTCTGCTCCAGCTGGTTCACGATCTTCGAACGCGTAAATGTCGGCTCATCGTCAATGCCGATCAGCGCAAAAAGCTGATACAGGAAATCACCGACGCAGTATTCGAATTCGTCGACTTTGTTGTCCATCTGCTGGTATGCCGCCGTGATCTCGGTCGCCGTCTTTTGGCCGCCCTGTATTTTCGTGGTGTCCAGCATCTGAAAGTCCCTGTAAAGATCGTCGCTGAGTCTGCTCAGCAGCGCTTCCCGCGCCTCGACTGGAATCGTAAGCGTGTGGGCCTCCGCCTTTGCGCCGTCGTCGTCCACAAGGCCGACTCCGATCCGCCGCATAGTTTCTTTGAACCGCGCCATATCGATTTCGTCCATGCCGCCCGCATTGGAGATCGTCCAATAGATGATCGACGCTTCGTCAACCGTATCCGCAAAGCCGGATTTGATCAGATCATAGCAGTCGATTGCTTCGCGCTGGCCGACAAGCTCAGACTTCCGGGCACGGTTGCCATACATCGGGATAATCGGAAATCCCGGATAATTCTGATACTCCAGAATTTCCGTTCCATCTGCTTCGGAGCTTGCTTCCACCGCAACATATCCGCGTTTCTGCTCCAAAATCTCCATTTCCTTCCCGCTCCTGCGGATGAATTGTGTGAATCCGTCCGGCTCGTACAGTGTCGCCCGCAGCGGTTTGTTCGCTGCCACCTGCCAGAACCGAATACCGGCGCGAAGCGATCCGTTTTCCTCATCCAGCAGCGGCACAAATTCTAGGGCCGTGAACACTTCCAGATGATCGAGGTTCCAGAAGCCATAAGCCACGCCGCCGACAAGCGCCGAGCGCGCCAGATCCTGAATCTGATTGTCAAATTTTCTGCCGAGCCGCTTCTTGTTCTCGGCGTTTTTCAGTATCACGCCGTTGCCTAGCAGATACTGTGTTTCCTGCCGCATGAAAATCGGAAAGAATGCGCTGCGGAGCTTGTAATTTGCGCTATAGTTGTCCGGGATGGCCTTCCCGGACAGCGTATAAAGCAGCTTCTGCACGGTAATGATGGTAACATTTCGGTGCTCGTCGTATTCCCGCGCAATCTTTGCCTGCTGGTACAGATCTGAGTTTTTATGATCGTTGATCGCCGCCAGAACAAATTCCATTCTTTCCCGATCCGATTTTTCGGCGACCTCTAAAAAATCCTGATATGTTTTCATGCTTCACCTTCTTATCTCGCCAGCTCCGGAACATAGGCGTGCTTTTTGAATTTCTTTCTCAAAATCGTCATTACCATATATCGGCATTCGTCCATCGCGTGATCGTTTTCCTTTACAACGCGGTCGACTTCGTTTTTTTCGTCCCAGCGGTACAGGCCAAATTCGCGAATTGTGTTTTTGCAGCCCTCGTAAATCTTAACCGTCCCGGAGGCCAACATTTCGGAAGTCGTCTGGATTCCGGGCATGACGTCGTTCACCGCGCCGCGCACCTTGTATTCGTGATGTTTCTTGATGGTTGCAATAAAGGCGTCCGCCGACGGGTCGACGACTATGCACTGTATGTCTCGCCCGCCAGCCAAACGCCTGATTTCCGTGTAGTATTCTTCCGGGGATTTTTCTTCTTTTTCCTCCCGGCCGCAATAGTAGTATTCTGCGATCCGTACGGCCCGCTCACTTGTTACGTGCCACAGCCCTGCTGAAAATGGATTGTGCGTGCCATAGTCGACGGAAATATAATATTCGCCGCCCGTCGGAATCTCGTGCACAATGCAGTCTTCCCCGAATTTTTGATAAACAAGGCCTTCGGCCACTACCCAGCGCCCGCGCACATAGCGCTCGTAAAAAACGCCAGAATACATTTTTTCGAAGCGCTCGAGCGTTTTTTTGCTCAGTCCCGGATTATCCTGCATTTCGAAATGCAGATAGAGTGCATTTTTTTCGCTTTGGCGCAGAATCCAATCGTTGTAAAACCAGTGGTTGGGATTGCCGGGGTTGCAGGAAAACCATTGCCGTGCGCCGTCCACCGAGCATCTTGCAAGTGCCTGCTCCACGAAGGAGCGCGGCATAAGTACAACCTCATCCAGCAGCACGCCCGCCAGCGTGCGGCCCTGAATCAGGGCGTAGCTTGCTTCGTCCTTTCCGCCGAAGACTTCGAAATAATTTATTTTTTTTCCACGGCGGACCGTCAGAATCTTATCGCTGCGCCGCCATCGGATTGCATATCGTTCTCTCGCGAGCGACATCCCCAAAAACGGCGTTACGACGTTTTTGGTGCAGCTATCCACCGTTTTCCCGCAGAGGCCGAAGAGCTGATGATCGAAATTTTCCATTGCCCACCAAACGAAAGCCCACATCATGAGCGATGTTTTGCCGGAACGGACTGCGCCGTCGCAGATCAGGGCGTCGTAGCTCGTGTAGGGAAACGCCAGTATCTTTTTTTGCTTTTGGCTAATCATCATCCATCGTTTCCCTCAAGCTCATCCGCGAGTGTTCGCAGGCTCTGGCTCAGAGCGTCGTCCTGCGCTTTATTTTCAATCCGTTCGTCTCCCGCGTCTTCTTTCTGGCCAAGGTACTGCTTCCCAAGCCAGATCGCCATCGTGGCATTCTTTTCGGCCAGCCGCATTTGATGCCTTCTGAGAGATATTTTCCCCTTGCCTCTTTTTTGGCGAAAAACATCTGAAAAACCCGCTCCGTATGTTCGTTTGCACCATGCGTTCAAGGTGCGATCCGTAACGCCGAAAAAGTCCAGGATTTCTTCGCCCGTGCACTGCAAGGCACACAGGCTTTCAAACTGCTTTTGATCGATCTCTTTTCTGGGCCTTGCCATCCGTGCACCCCCTTGCGGCTCTTTGATTTAATAATTTTACCAGCAGCCCTGCGATCTATTGCTGCCATCGGCTTTTATTTCTTCTCTTTTTGGCTCGTTCCTTGATTACCTTTTTCGCTTTTGGGGTTTTCCCGGGGAACGTACCGCCTTCATGGCTCATATCTTACCACGTTTTTTCGCTTATTCTCCCCCAAATGGGGGACTTGCCGTCAATGCCTTCGTCTTCCGAGCAGGCCGTCCGTTGAGATATCGAAAAAATCTGCTATTTTTGCCACGGTTTCAGCCGATGGGCGGCGCTCTCCGGACTCGTATCGGCGGATTGTATTTCGCGATAGCCCGCATAGCTCCCCAAGTGCCTCCGGCGACATCCCATAGCGCTCCCGCAGTTTCCGCAGCTGTGCCGGGAAGCCAGGTGGGGGCGGCGTACTGCTCTTTTTGCTATGCTTTCTGCTCACGTCCTGCATTCCCCGTCCCTTTCCGGCTCGACGCCCTTGCAATCGGAGATATGGCGATACTTGGCGCAGCAATTCTCGCAACGCCAGTCATGGCAGATGCAGTCTTTCCGGGTGCATACCGGCTTTCTGTCTGCGCGTGGATGTGTGGTCGGTTTCCGGCTCATGCTGGTCGCTCCTTTCGTCTTAAAATGCTACTCATTTACGAGGTTTTAAGAAAGCGGCCTCGTTCCGCTTTGGATCAACTACATACTTATAATATTGATACCCGTACTTTGTCGCCCGGGCCTCGACGAGGATATAGCCGCGCGGGGCGACGGGCGGATGCTTGGGGCTGTACTCGCGCACGGCCTCGGTTGCAGGTTCCGGCTCTGGTCGAATGCAATTTCGCGTCGCCTTATACCGGTGGCCGCCGAACTCTTTTCTCCAATGCGCGTGCAGGTAGCTGGCAAGCGCTGTGTAGTCCTGCCCGTGGTCGACCTTATTGCCATGCTCATCTATGTAATAATTGTGCTTTCGCAGGTGCCGAACCTCGATCACGCTGCCGAGCCCCCAAAGCCCGCCGATAGCTTCTTCCGGGATTCCCTCTGTTACCAGGTGCAAATGGAAGCGATTGGTTGTTTTTCCTCTTCCGTAGAAAGCAACGATTTTGGCCTCCGGATAGTGATACTGCATTCGACGCACAAGGTTGTCGCGCACTCTTCGCATTTCCTCTGCGGTATGTACCTCGTTTTCTGCATCCAATGTCAGGGTGGAATACAGGCTTGTGGGTGAGAAATTGGCGTTCATCAGCGCAACGAGCCGATCCAGCGACTGCTTGCTGTTGAATTCATCGCGCTCCGCCTGCGTCTGGAAGCGCGGCTTGCGCGGCTTGCTGGTCTTTTTGTCCGCACCGTCGGACACGGTATACACGATCTGCGTACATACCGCCCCTGTAAACAGGCGGCGCTTGTGTCTCTTTGCCATCATCCACACCTCTTTCTCCCGGGCGGACAGAGCCGTCCGCCCCTACAGGTCTTCTGCCCGCTCAAAGCGTGGCCGGAGATTCCGGCCACCCGTTCAGCGTCAGCCCTTGTACCCGCACGCCATACACGTACATGTATCTTCCTCTTTGTCCCAATAGCAGTACCCGACGGCTCCGCACTTCGGGCAGATGCCCCACGGGCCTTTCTTACCCGCAGGGTCTGGCCCCGGGCCGATCGGTGTCTCGTCGTGCATTGCGTCCAGTTTGCGGCTCACGCGGCGTGCCGCGAGATATGCCAGCATGCCGAGCGCGAGCCAGATCAGCGCGGCGGAAAGATCCAGAAGCTCACTCAGCATTCGCCGCCTCCATTTCCTTGCGTTCCTGCATAAAGCCGTGCAGGAACAGCTCCAGCAGAGCGGCGGCGCGGTTGGTCAGCTTTGTGAAATCCTTTTTGCCGATCTGCAGCTTGCCGGTCGTAATAACTTCAGTCTCCGGGCGGCCAATGATCTGAATCGTCGGATTTGGCACCAGTTTCTTTTGGCCGTCCTCCACTATGAAAAGCGGCGGCGTGCACTGTTCCATGACAATGCGCGGCGGGTATGCCTCGCCCCGGAAGCTGGTATCCCAATTCAGCTTTTCGTAGTACGCGACAAAATTGTCTAGGTCGTGCGCAAAAGTTCCCATGATTTCTGCCATTTTAATGCTCCTTTCACACTTCCACGCACTCATCGGCGCGGATATTGATTCTTTTGCCGCCGGACTCGATCACATATCCCGGCGCTTTGAACATTGGGTACCGCTCCGCCCGGTATGTGGCTCCGATCCTTGGCTGGTATTCCGGCCATACCGGGACTTTGGCCGTTATGCGGATTCGGACGAGCCTGTGCGGCAAGCGCTTTTCGCCTTCCGGGCTCTCGGTGCGCAGGTCCTCCAGCTCCTTTGCAAGCTCCCGGCGGCGCTGCTCCAGTCTTTCTGCCTGCACTTTCCCGCGGCACTCCTTCGAACAGCACCTTGTCTCCATCGTGATCGCGCTTGGCACTTTGTAAAATGTGGCCCCGCAGACCTGGCAGACCAGCGCGACCTTGTTGGATTTGCCCATAG